TCTTTAATTTGCTCATCTGTAGGAGGAGGATTTTTAAAGGAGTTAGTAATGTTAGTCTTGAAAGGATATACCTCTTTATCTTGCAGAGGAGATTGTTGATTGGATTGCTTTGTATGTTTTTTCTTCCATCTTTTCGGGAGAAGGAAGTTCTTTAAAGAAGTTAGAAGCCCCATTAAAATATAAGTCTAAATTTATAAAACCTGAACCACTGCGATTTAACATTACACATAATTCTCTATAACTATCACCAAGTTTATCTATATTATATCCTTCATAGTTTTCTATCTTATATCTATGAGGAGCAAATAAACCTAGCATTACATTACAGTCACGCTGAGTAAGTTTACAATCTGCTAGACCATCAGGACTTGGTCTAAGCTTAGCTACTACACTATCACCTTTAAAAGTAAATTGTTGTTTTTCTTGGTCTGCTGCTTGCTGCTGAATAGCAACAGGAATGTATCTCCACCTATCTCTCATAGCAAGACAATACTTGCTACTAAAGTTAAACATGGTTGTCCATAAATCCTGACCTCTCTCAGTATGCAACAAACTCAAATGGTCTACTATTACAATTACATATTCATTAGGATTATTAGGAATGTAGTCTACAATAGATAAATTAGCTTTATCTCTTATCTCTGCTACATTACTATTTAAATTCTCTAATGGAATAGTTACACTATTCTTGTCAATATGTCTACCATTCTTATAGGCATAATCCCTAACATACTTATAAATACCGTAAGGATTTTTTATATTGTCTATAAAGGTAACCATAGACTCGAATCTTTCCATCTCATCATCATATGAATCTATCAAAGCTTCTATTGAATCTTCTAAAATATAATTTTGAAATCTTGATTTTAACTTTTCAGGAGATATAACAATGTTATGGTCTTTAAACAATCTGTAACTATAGTATTGAGCCATCTTTTCTTCCTTAGATACTTCTAAAGAAAAATAGAAAATCCTTACTTTAATGTCAGATTCTACAGTAGATGCAAATTCATATGGGTTATACACAAATAAGAAGTCTGCTAGTTTAGTCTTACCGACTTTACTATTTGCAGTTACAATGTAATATTTCTCTTGCTCTACACCAGGTAAAATTTCACCTAAGCTAGGCATTAAGATGAAGGGTACACAAGTATACCCCCCATCTAATCTAACCTGTTTATTCTTTTTAATTTGGTGCTTTACAGCTTTGAATATACTCATCTTCTTCTTTCTCCTGTTGTTACCATATTAGCAGTTTTAGCATCAAACTCCTCACACATAGCTGCAAGCTTACTACCATTCTCTTTCTGAATAAAGTAATCTGCTTGAGTCATATATACATAAGCTCTACGCTCCATCTGCTGTATAAATAATTTAGTTGCTGCAAGGATTGTAGATTTAGAATACTCAGGATAAGTTCGTAAAAACCATTCCATCTTCTTAATTACACCTTGCTTATCTCCTCTAATAGGAGTACCATTACCAGACTTTAAGCCTTTAGGGAATAAATTTCTATATTCCTCTACAAATGCATTAAAGTCATTTGGGTCTTCAAATAATTTTAAACCTTCTCCTGTCAATTTATATGGATAATTTGACTCATCAAAAGGATCTTCTCTCAAATAGGCTGTACCTGCAAGAGTAATATAGACTGAGTCTGCTATACAGCAAAACACATCTTTAGGATTCTTGCCATTCTTAATACAAGCCAATATACAATATTCATTAGGACTCAAATCCTTCTCAGCAAGACTTTCAGAGTCTATGTTTATATTCATTGTATAAAAATTAAGTTATTAATATGGAAGGTCATTATTATTATACCTCCATAAACAAATTCTGCGGATTTCTCCTTGCCATTCATTATACGCAGGATTCCATATCCTTACTGTATAATAAAAGTAAATGCCGTCAAATCTTATTTTTCTAATATGCCATTCATTCAAACGACCTATTATATATAAGACTGTAAAAATAATAAATAATTTAAACATAACCAAGATTTTTATAAGTTAAATACCTATCCTCACTTTCTAGTTTAGATAGGTATTCAAAGTTACTAATTTTCTGTAAATTTTTCTTCTTCTGCTTGTTTATCTTGTTTGATAAGCTCCTTGTATTTGTAGATACAATCTTCCGTGTTTGCACAGTGGATTTCTTCATAGTTATTTATATTTTCCATTGCAGTTTTATACCATTTAACTTCCTGAGTTCCAGCAGTTACATAGATAAATACATTACCTATTGAGTCAGTAACTCTCTGACGACCAATGACTTGAATCATATCTAACTCTTTACTATAGTAAGACATGATGATAGTATTATCTAAAGACTTAAGATTAGCACCTTGTTTAAGCATTTTAAATGAACCTATAGTTTTGATTTTACCTTTGTCAAAATCTGTCCTAAGTTTTTCATTCTCTGCATCTTTATTCTTACTACTAATAACATTCTTAGTTACACATAATAATGTATCAATGCTATTACCAAAGATTAGAGTTTTACCTTCCAAGGCAGTCTGTAATTTATTTACAGACTCTACCTTAGAAAATAATGTATATAATACTTTAGCACGAGCTGCTGAAGTATTTCTAATCTTAAATGTTTTAGCTTGTCCATCAGGTAAAAATAATGCTCTTTTAAACTCTGAATCCCAATAATCATATGCAGCTTTCTCAGTAGTCATGAATGGCTTAGCTTTAGTACCTGCAGCAACTACTTTCTTCTCATAGTCTAAATGATGATTGATAATAAAGATACGAAGCTTCTTAGTAGTTCCATCTGCTACTGCGTCATTAAGTGTATACTTAAAACATATAGGAGCATATAAATCTACCATGTCACCTTTACTTATCTCTACACCCTCTTCATCAACATACTTAGTAGTTCTATCCACTGTTGCAGATAAACCTAAGATGTGTTTGTAACTATTGTTTTTAAAGAATTTACTATACTCAGGAGTAAAACTCATATGAATCTCATCAGCACAAACTAAATCCCAACTTGTTTGTTGTAGTTTATAAGCTGACTGATAACACATAAAAGTTAATTCATGTTCTTTTAATAAATCATACTTAAATAATTTCTTAAAGAATGTTATATCCTTATGTAAGTCAAACTTTCTTTGACTAGTTTCAGCAAGAAATAAGATTTTAGAACCTTTAGGCAAAAGCCGAGTTGCTTTAATAAAACAAAATGTTTTACCAATACCAGTACTCAAATTAAGAGTACCTTTTTTCTCAGCTTCTGCCCAAGAGATTACAGCGTTATTTTGAATTTCGTCTCTTTTATTATCTAACATTTTTAAATATGCGTTGTTCTATTATTAATTACACTTTGCATATATTCTAAGTTACTTAGAATGCTATGCAATTCCATTGCACTATTAATACCTAAGATATGATTAACATGTAATTCATATGCAGTATTATTCTCAACCATGTCACGAAGATTATCTACTTGCTCATCATAATGTGCAAATAATAAATCAGACACATCAATATCTTCTTGTAAGATTTGATTCTCTTCACCTATTTCTAGTACAGCTACAGGAGTAAATGCACAAGTACGAAGCTTACCATCTTCTCCATGAGGAACAGCTAATACATCCATAGGATTTACTGCTACCATAATAGCTGTATCACCAAAGCCTGAATAGTTATATTCTTTACTAGCTACATGAAGACCCTTAGAACAAGTTACTTGATTAGATTGATTACCTTCATAACGAGGAATTCTAGCTTCCATACCAATACGATAGTCCATACTATGAGTATGTGCATCAGTAAATTGACTTTGAGTCATGTTAGGTAAATCAAGATATAAATCCTGAAGATTACCTATATATGTAATCTCTACATCAGAGTTCATATCTACATGACGTAATTCAAATACATTGTTTAACTCATGTACTTCATAGTGTGAAGGATTTTTCTTCCATTTAGTTTTAACTTGTACATACTTGTTAGAAATAAAACTAATCAAATCTTTATCTCTATTACTATTGTTAGTAGATACTACTCTACGATATGCTAAGAACATACCTTGATTAGTAATCTTCATTTCATGTAAAGTCAAGAATCTAAATAAATCTTCACGACTCTCAGGATTAGGATTCAATGCACACCACATCCAGAAATTATCTAATGCTTGGAATGGAGCAGTTTCTTCAAAATCTAAAATTCCATCTGTACCTGCAGTTAAGAATGCATCATAAGTTTGTACAAACTCTAATGCTAATCCTTCAGGAATACTTAAGTCAATACTTGTACGATACAAGGCATTACCTCTTTTCTCAAAGATGTGTGGTAACTTATTTACCATCTCTTCAATAGTTTCAATAGCATGTTTCTTAGCTACAAACTTTTTTTCTTCAGCGCACAATTCAGGAACAAGAAGCTGTCTAATTGTAGCTTCATCTTCAGTCCTTGCACAAGCAAGAATCTCGTTAAATAGTTCTTCAGAACAATTTGTACGAGTAATTACATCACCATTATTCAAGATAACAGTGATAGTACCATCAATTTTTAAAATTTTCATAGTGTTTATATTAGGTTTAATTTAGTAAGATTTACTATTTGATTATT